CAAAAAATATTTTAAGTTTAGATAAAGTTAAAGACCAAAATCAGATTAGAGAGTTAATTAAAGATGGTAAATATATTAAAATTGGAACACCTGGATCTACAACTGATTTATCTGTATTTAAAGGAGCAAGTACAGAATTAGAAAAGAAAATTATTGGTGGTAAAGAGTTAGAATTAAACCTGACTAGAATGGACACTTTATTTGAGCCTGAATTTTTAACTTATGTAGGTCAAACTAAAGGAGATATTTTTAAGCAATTAGATAAATTAAATGTATCAACTGAAAAACAACAAGCTTTTATTAGAAGATTATCAAGATGGGAACAAGCTAATGAACAATTTTTTAACCAATACAGAAAATTAATTACAGGTGTTGCTGCAGGTGAAAAAGAAATTGGTTGGCTACAAACTTCTATACCAAGTTCAAAAGATTCACCATCAACTTATAAAGCAAAAGTTAAATTACAATTACAAATTAACAAATCTATTCTTCAAAACGCAGAAGCTTTTAAAGTTAAAGGTGGTAAAGCTTATGATGCTGATGGTTCTATGTCCAAAGAATTTAAAGACTATCTTAAAAAGACTGGTTTTAAGCCATCAAAAGATAGTTTAATTACATTGGTTAATACATATAAATCTGATGGTTATAACAATACACAAATAGAAAATATATTTAATGTAGATTTTCAAGGAACAGATTGGCAAAAAATCTTAGAGGGTAATTAATATGGCATTTGATTTTGATAAAGTATTAAAGGAAAATGCACCTAAAGCAGTTGAGGAACAAGGTTTTAATTTTGATAAATATGTTGAAACAAAACCAAACGAAAAAAATGAAACTACTTTATTACCATCAAAAATGAATACTGAAACAGCTTTAGATGTTGCTGCATCATCAGTTGCTGGTGGAGCTACTGGTGTTAGTTATCTATTAGATTTACCACAAGTGGTTAGCGATGGTATGCAATTTGTAACAGACAAAGCTTATGCTGCAATATTTGGTGAAGATAGTTTAGCTAAAGTAAAAGAAATGAGAGCTAAAATAAAACCAGTTAGATTAGAGCCAGGTAAATTTCTTAGAGATAATGTAATTGATAAAATTTATGAGCCAAAAACTAAACTTGGTGAATATGCTTTTACAGGTTCTGAATTTGCAGCACCTGGAGGACTTTTAGCTAGAGGTGTTAAAGCAAAAAAATTATTTACTGCAACTGGTGCAGTATCAGGAGTAGTTGCACAAGGTACAGAAGATATAAGTGATAGTGAAGCTATTGGTACAGGTGCAGGTGTTGGTGTAAATATTGCTTTAGATTTATTAGCTTTGCGTAGAGGTAATCTTGCAAAACTAGCAAAAGATGTAATACCAACAGACAATATTGTAAAAGCAACCAAAGATACACAAGCTGCTGCCAAAGCTAAAGGTTTAGATCTTACAATAGGTGAAGCATCTGAAGCAGCAATGTTAAAATCTGTTGAATCAAATGTTGCAACACAAATGGCTAATGCCAAATTGGTCGATGCTTATTATTTAACAAGACCAGCAAAATTAGAAACCTATATTAAAAATTTTGGAAAAGATACAGGATTAATTAAAAGTACATTTACTGGAAAAATTTCTGATGCAAATCTTGCAGCATCTTTAAAAAAATCAGCATCTTTACTTCAAGCAAACAGAACTACACTATGGAGAAACTCAGGTGGTGATAAATTTAAAGATACTTTTTTTGATACACAGCAAGTAGATAATTTAGTTATTAATGTAAAAAATATAATGCAAAAAAGCAAGATACCTGAAGTAAAAAATGATTTAGGAAAAATTGTTTCTAATCTTGAAAATAGTCAAGGTAAGGGTCAATTATTACATAATGTTTATAAAACAGTAAATGATCTTAATTATTCTTTAAAAGGCAGTTTATCTAAAACATCTACAGACAGAGCTTTAATAGAAGCAACTGAAATAATTAAAACAGATCTTAAAAAAATATTTTCAGTTAATAGTAATTTTGCAAACGCAAACAAAACTTATGAAGTTTTTACTAAAGCCTATTTTGAGCCATTAGAAAAATTTGGTATATTTAAAAGAGTTACAGCTTCTCAGTGGACATCAAACATGGACACTGTTGGAAAGGTTTATAGATTACTTGGATCTGATAAAATTAATACATCTGATATTGCTAAGATAGCAAAAAGTTTTAATAAAACAGGTGATAAGAATGCATGGAATAAAATTGTATCTAGCTACTTTGATTCTAATTTTTTAAAAGCACAAGCTTCTAATCCATCCCTTAATAAAGGTATAAATTTTTATAAAGCCTTAGTTGGATCTCCAAGACAAAGAGCAAATGTAACAGAAATGTTATATCAAGTTGCTATTCAAAGAGGTTTTAAAGGTTCAAAAGCAGACATTAGTAATGCTGTAAATGAATTTGCAAAAGTATTAAGAGCTTCAGGTGGTTATATAAGAAGTGGCTCACCAACTGCTGTAAGATCGCAAATGGCAGAAAGTTTAGGAGATAATACAGTTTCAACTGTTCTTGGTGCTAAAAGTGGTATTCCTATTTTTGGTACAATTCAAGACTTTTTTACAACAAGAACTTATTCTCAAAATTCAAAAGCACTTTCAGAAGCATTTATGAGTCCTGATGGTATGGATGCTTTAATTGCTTTAGCTAAAAATTGGAAAGATAAAAACGCATCTATTGTATATACAAGAAACATTTTACAAATTGCAAAAGCCATTGAGGAATCAAAAGAAGATTAAATGAAAACTCAATCACAAAAAAACTCTGAAGAAATTATTAAATTACAAGGCGAAGTAAAATTAATTCATAGTAAAATTAACACTATTAAAGACAACCACCTAGCACACATCGACAAAAAAATAGACAACATATATAAAATAATTTGGGTGATATTCGGAGTAAGTGTGGCAAGTCTAGCAGATGTCGCAAAAAACTTACTAATAAATTAAACACTTCTCAAAAAGGTGTAGTCGGTGAATATATTGAAATAGCTAATTTAACTAAGCAAGGTTATTGGGTAGCTAAAGCAGTTGATCCTGCCTGTCCGTTTGATTTAGTTGCAGTTGATAAAAAGGGTAATATTCAATTACTAGACATTAAAACCAATACTTATAGAAAAAAAGCTAAGAAAAAAACTTGGAGTAAAAGGATCGGCAGATCTCCTACAAAATTACAAAAGGCATTAAACATTAAATACATAATGGTTGATCATGGAAATTAATTATGAAAGTCAGAGAAACAAGCTCAATAGATTTAAGTATAAAAAATTTAGTTAGTATTATTCTAGCATTAGCTATGGGTTTGTGGTTTGGGTTTGGTGTTATTGAAAGACTCAATAATTTAGAATCTAGAAATCAATTAATTGAAAGAGATTTAGAATCTGCAAATGCATTTATTATCGGTGTACCTAAAGGTAAAATGGTATCTCCTCAGATACAAGAATTATTCATGCTTGTTGAGGATCTATATAAAACTGTAGAAAAGTTAGAAAAAAATCAAGAACAGAATATGACGAATAAAGTCAATATTTTATTTTTAAAAGATCAAGTAACTAAAGCTTTACAAGATATAGAAAAATTAAAAGATAAGCAGAGAGATTTTGCTAATGGCAACGGACACTAAAAAAGGAATAAGATATGATGGTAGATCAAGACCATCAAATGAAGCTTATAAAAATGGCTGGAATAAAATATTTTTAAATAAAGTTTTAAAAACAGAAGTGGATATAGGTGCTAACGGCACACAAAAATATGTCATTAAAGAGGGTAAAAATAAAGGTAAAATAGTATGATCGAAACTACTGTAGCAGTAGCTTTATTAATGTTTATTGGTGGTGAGATTAAAGAGCATCGTATTCAAGATTCTATGTCGGTTTGTATGAAACATAAAAGAGAAGCTACTAGAGTTCCAAAAGAAAATATTAGTTATAAATGTATCAAAAGCAAAGTGGAGCTAGAAACTAATATAGATGGTTCTCAATCAATTAAGAAAATTATTTTAGATTAATGAAAAAATGTAAATGTAAAATGTGCATTTGCAACAAACGAAAATGTATATGCAAAACAATACTAAAGGGGAAACTATGGTGTTTTTGGATAAAGTGTTGTCATTTATTGAGAGGAAAGTGTCAAGGTTAAATACTTGGATATGGTTAAAGAGAGTTTCAATATTAAGAAAGCAACAAAAAAAATAAAAATTTATGGATGAAGTTAAACAACGAATAAAAGAGCATGAGGGTTTTAGAGATAAAGTTTATCTATGCAGTGAGGGTAAAAGAACTGTAGGATATGGACATCTTTGTGTTGAGGATCATTGGGAAGATGATAAAGTATATGACAAGTCTTACCTAGAAGAAATTTTTGATAAAGATTTTGATTCGGCATTATATAATAGTCGCACATTAATTGGCAATAGAAATATTAACCATATTGCACAAGGTGTGATTTGTGAGATGGTTTTCCAATTAGGCATTGGAAATGTTTCAAAATTTAAAAAAATGTTTTTGGCTTTAGATAATTCAGATTATGAAGAAGCATCCAATCAAATGCTAGACTCTAGATGGCATAAACAAACTCCAAGACGATGCGAAGAATTAGCAAACAGAATGAAGATGTCAAGCAGATAAAAAGAAATCCAATGGCATTATCATTACAAAAAAATAAACACAAAATACATCAAGCTAAAAAAGGCAAAGGAAGTTATAGGAGAATAAAAATATGTGGTTAAATATAGCAGCTAAATTAGTGCCAGGTATGATTAAGACAGGTATGTCAATTGCAGCTAATAGAAGAAAAACAAAAGAATTAGAATCTGTAGCCGAAATGAATCATGCACAACGCATGGCTGACGGAAAAATTTCTTACCAAAAAGCTGTAATGAATAATCAGAATCAAGGATGGAAAGACGAACTGGTTTTGATAATTGTAGTTTTGCCCATAGTAGTTTTGAGTTGGGCAGTCTTTAGTGGAGATAGTCAAGCAAAAGAAAAATTAGATTTATTCTTTCATTACTTTAATAATTTTCCTGAATTTTATAAATGGTTGGTTCTTAGAATCTTTGGATCTATATATGGTTTAAAACCAGGAATGGATTTATTTAAAAAAAAATGAAAGTAGCTATAGTAATGATCATGTGCAGTCAAATTGCAGGTGATTGTATGAAACCCCATTTCTTAA